CGTCGAACGCAAAGCGCAGTTCGCGCATTGCTGCGATTGCGTCTCCGCCTGGGTAGACGCCTTCTTCGGCAAGCGCGTAGCGGATGCCTTGTCGCGCCGCCTCGTCAAACACAAGCGGCGACAGGTATAGCCACGGCCGACGCCCCGTCCGCAGGATTGCCGATCGGATGCGGTCGTTGACGACAGCCGCGACGCGGTCGCAGAACGCCTCGGACTTGCGCTCTTGAAACGTGTTGGCAAGCGTGCTGCGGACGTCGGCTCCTGCAACGGGAGCAAACCACGGCCACCGCACGACGGCGGCTTGATAGGATGCTTGGCGGCTTTCGGCGCCGCTGCTATATGCCCACACAATGCGGTAGCCTGCGCCGATGTTAGCGACACCTGGCGCCGTTACTACCGCTGAGATTTGTGTTGCCTTGACCGTCGAGCCGTTATCCACCGCGACGGGCAACGCATCGACCAGGTGGGCGGTGGTGCCGTCGAGCCGCGCAATCCGCGACACGTACACGACGCCGTCCGACGTGATAGCGATCGGCGCACCGACCGCAAACCCGACTGCAGACGTCAGCACAAGCGCGGTCGCGGTCGTGCCTGCTGCGGTGGTCGTCGACGCGGTGGGCAGGGTAACCGCCGACGTCGACAGCTCGGTACCGTCGGGCTTGTACACTTTGCACGTCGCCGATGTGGCGACAACGCCCTCGGCGTCGGCGTGCACCACGGTGGTAGAGGCATCGTATTTGATTTCGATCTCTACCACCGCAGCACCCCCTTACGCCGACGCCGAGGACATCACCTTTCGCACCTTAGGGGACGTTGCTGCCGATGATCCCGTACTCGTACGGGCTCTTGAAGAAGCAGCAGTCAACCTCGGCCACGGCCTCGTAGAACAGGCCGTCAACCGACAGAGCGATACGCGCCGTCGGGTCGCTGCCGAGCGCCATGCCGACCGGGGCGTTGGCCAGGTCGATGAGGAACCAGTCGCGGTCGTCGGTCGAGAACGGCCACACCACGATATCGGACACGATGCCCTTGACGAAGTTGGACGCGTTGTCTTGGCCCGACAGCTGCGACACAACCAACTCGTGCGCGACCTTGGCGTTGGCAGGCGAAACCACCAGCACCAGACCGCCGTTGCTGCCGAGGTGCAGCGGGATGCCGCGGTCGCTGCGGTACTGCAGCATGAGCTTGATCGCCGCGTTCAGCGAGGTCTCGTCGAGCGCCGAGGCGACCAGGTTATCCTGAGTCGCGCCGCCTGCCAGCAGCAGACCCGTGTCCAGGTACTTCTTGCCCGCGCCGACCAGACCGTCGCCGACACCTTGGCGAGGGTGATTGGCGGCGAACAGACCTTCGAGGCCGTCGAAAAACAACTTATCGAAGGTCTTGATCGCCGACTGCGCAAGCTGGGCGCCGAGCTGCTCGAACCCGTAATCACCGTTGACTGTGTGGACAGGCGCAATGTGCTTGACAACCTTCTTGGTAACCGTGTGGCTGGCGGTGAAGGTAAACCAGTCGCTCAGCGCCTGAGTCGTGGCGGTGTTCGTCAGGGTCGCGCCGATGGCGCCGAAAGCGCCGCCGCCAATGTCGACCGTGCGAGCGCCGCCCGTCGAGATGATGCGGCCCGCGCGCTGGACGAGCGGGGCGGTGTTGGTGAGACCCTGAGCGAACGAGGTCTGAAGGATGCGGTTAGCGTTCTGCGAGCTGGCCATGATAGAACCTCTTGCGGCGTAAAGTTGCCGCTCAAAGCCCTACCTCGCCGGGCGCAACAGGCTCCGTGTCCTAGCCGCGACCGCGGTTGATGACCTCGCGCGGCATAACGCTTTCAGTGTAACGACCTGTCGCGATGCCGTCAATCATCATCCTTTGTCGCGCCGCCAACCGTTGTTCGTGGATTTCGCGCGGGATGACCCACACCTCAGCCGATGCCCACCCCTCGACGACGGGACGGCCGCCGAGGAGTTGGTAGCCTTTGCCTGCAATGCGGCGGCGTTCGGCCTCGATGCGGTCGGGCTTGGAGTTGAGATCGACGATCGCCACCGCCCACTTGGTATAGTCCAGACCCTGCACGCGGCCTGGGTGGGTCATCGGTCGATCGATGTCGACAGCCTTGAAGCTGGATGGATCGGGCAACACGATTGAGGTGTCGAAAGACTCGTCCATCGACGGAACAGGCTGCCGAGCGTTACGTGTAGCCATCTCAACCCCCCAACAGCTTGCGCAGTCCATCGCGCGAAATCAGCGGCGACTTTTCGGCGCCTGTGAGAATACGTGCAAGCCGCGAACCCTGCGGCACGTCGTACGGTGTCGACTGCGCATCGGCGCGGCGGACGAACTCGGGATTGTCCTTGGCCCACGCTTCAAGCGCGGCGGCGCCCGTGGGGTCGGCGGGATCGACGTCAGGAACAAGCGCCGCGGCTTTCTCGAGGATGCCGAGCTTCGACATTGCGTCTTTGCGCCGCGTCTGCCGCAATGCATCGCGCTCGGCCTGCAGCGCCTTGCGGTCCTCTTCGAGTTTCTCGCGCTCGGACATTGCCGACCGCCGCGACTCTTCGGACGCCTTGGCCTGCTCGGCTTTCATCGCGGACAGCTCTTTGAGCTGCGTCTGCAGCGCCTGCAACCGCTGCTTGTACGCAGGCGGCTCGGGTGCCGCAGGCTTGGCCACAGCGGGAGCGAGTACCGACTTGGGTTGGTTTGGTTGTTCCGCGGCCTGCGGAACAGCTGGCGCCGTGGTATCTACCGCGGGTGCCGTCGCGGTCGCGACCGCGATGGGTGGTGCGTTTTCGGACATGTCCTACCTACTGCGGCGACAACGCCGCCGCGAACTCTCTACCCGTTTTTGAGACTGCGCGCAAGGTGCCGGGATCTGCGCCTGTTGCTTTCGACAGCCACAGCAACACCGCGTCGTGCGCACCGTCTGCCAAATCCCGTTGCAGCTCCGCGGACGGCTCCAGCAAGTTGGTGTTGCGATAGGCAAAAACGGAATATGCTTTCAGGCGGTTTGGCACCTTCTTGGACACGACCTGCAACCGCCGTTTGCCGTCTTTGTATTCTTTGCCAATGCGCGCGTATTTGACTTCTTGCCCGATCGATGTTCCTGCAAACTCGATGATTGCCGCGTTCGGCCCGTAGTTGCGAACCTTCAAACCGCGCCACATACCGCCCGTGCGGTTGTATGACGCATCGTCCTTCTTTGCCGTTTCGTGCCAGGCATTGGACGACGCCCAAATCCATCCGCCCTCGGGCAAGATGTGCACCAAACGCTTGGCACGTTTCCAGCCCTCGCGGTTCTGAAACCTCGAGCCGAGCGCCGCCATGTATTCGTTGCCGAGAAACTTTCGAGAACTTCGAGAGAACGTCAACTTGCGCTTGTCGTTGAACGCCTGTTCGCGCAGTGCCCGCGCCATCACCGTAGCGGCCTCGATTGCGTTGACCACCAACGGCCGAACAACGCCCCCATCGAGGAACGCAGACCGCGACAGTTGGACCGAAATCACACGACCACCACAGCACGCGGCTGAAATGCCGCGGCCCGCTGTACCATCGCCGCGACCTTTGCAGGATCAAGAAGCGGGAAAGCCAAAGTGATAACGGATGCCGCCGCATCGGGTGCAAGTTGACCAGCGCCAACCTGCTGCACAATCGCGACAAGCTGTTGCACCTGGGCGCCGTTGAGCGCGGTATCCTGCACCGGCGCGCCTTCTGCCAACACATCCTCGGGATCGACGTTGGAGGAAGGAACGTCGGACGGCGCCGCAATAGCAGACGCGGCAACAGGTGCCGCTTCGATGAAGCCAAGATCGCGCGCTTCTTGCAGGTTGGCGTCCACTTTGACGCGGGCAGCCGCAAGCGACAGACCGTCACGTTGCGCAACCTCCTCGACCACAGAACGCAATCCGAGTTTGACCGCAGCGGAAATGGCGGTGGTGTCGGCAACGGGATCGATCGTTGTTGCCGTGTCTTGCCACCGCAGGTCAACCGTCAGGGTATCGACGGGCAAAGCGACGATGCCCGTCAGGTTCAGCACTTGTGCGCTCAGCTTGGCTAGCTCGCGCTCGAACCGTTCCAGCACAGGGCGGATGCGGTCGCGCATTTCAGCGCGGGTTGCGTGCGCGAACAAACGGGCCGACACCGTTACCGCCGTGTTGACGCGCAGGAACGCCGACGGGTCGATGCCGAGCATGGCACAGTAAAGCTTGATCCGACCTTCAATCCACGTGGTCAGCTCGGTGACGGGAAGTTGCCCCTGCACCACACGCAGCGCAGGACCGGGCGCCGTCGGGTCGCCTGAGCGCAACAGGGCAACGACCTTATCGGGACCCACTTGGATCTGCTCGGTCATCTGCGCGATCGTTGCGTTTTCCAGCACCTTTTGCGGCCAAGCACTGTGGCGGATCACGAGCTCGGTTTCCGACTCAAGCAAGCACAACGCAATTTGCAGGTTGTGGACAGGCTCGTTCAGCGGTGCCGCCCACCTGCCCAACTCGGGAGCGACGCGGTGGCCCAGCACAAGCGGTACCGTGCCGAAAGGATGCGAGCCGTTGGGTGCGTAAATGCCGATCTTGCTGCCGCGCACGTACCGCCATGCCTCGGTGCGGGTCAACTCAATCGTGCCCCACGTGATGACGCCCGTGTCGGCGTCGATGGTATCGGGAACGGTGATCTTGACTGACTCCCATCCCGCGACGTCCCACGGCCGCAGCGTGTCGAGGATTTTGGGCTCCATCTGCCATGGCGACACGGGCAGGATAGAAATGCCTGCGCCGTCGGGCAGCACCATCGCCGCCATGGTCTGATGCACCCACAACCCCGACTCGACCACCGACATCGCTGCGTCCGCGCGGGCCTCGTCGTACACCGTCACCATCTTGCGCCAAGCAGCCTGCGGCAGCGCCTGCGGATCTGCGGGCGAAAGGAACCGCCGCACAACGGGGCGTTGGTACAGCCCGCCGAGCTCTTCGACGTACCGCCGGACGAACGGGATCTTGCGGATCGGCGCGTCGGTGTTCGGCAGGTGTTGCCGCAGGTATGCAGGTATCGACGAGAAGTCGAGCCGCAGGAGCTGGTCGAGCTCCTGGCCCTGCTGCTGTGACTCGGACACATTGTAGAGCGACAGCGGCTGCAACTGCACGGGCATCGGTGGACCTCCGCGCTACAGCATACCGCGCAACCCCTGCGCCTGCAACGTCAATGCACCGACCGCGACGACCACCCCGGCCGCGATGCTTCGGGCGGACGGTCGGCCGTTTGCCGCTGCTGCAACCGCTTGCCGCCGTGCAGGTCGGTGAAGTCTGCCGACGCCATTACCGCGTAACGCAGCGCGTCAACAGCGTGATCGTGAATGTTGTCTTTGCGCGGCCTGTTTGTCGGCTGGCCGTCGTTGTCGAGGTAGTACGTGTACCCGCGCAGCGCCGGCACAATGCCAGCCGTCGGCCCCTGCACCGTCTGGGACAGCGAGTGCGAAAACACAAGCGCGGGCTCGCCGTCCAACGGATCCATCATATCCCGCATGCACTCCAGACCGCGCGTAACCTGCTGCTCTTCGCGCGACTCCATCCAGCGAACTTGAGTCGAACGCCACCGCGCTTGCAGGTCTTGGTTTTCGACAGGTGCCGCACGGTCGGCGCCGATACACCGCGGCGGCGAACCGCCGTGCGACAGCATCCACTTTTGCAGGCGGTCTTGGAAATGGCCCCGCGGCATGCCGTCGCAAACGAGCTCGTCGGCGACAACCCATTGCCCGTCGGGTCGCACCTGCGCCATGACCGCGACGTGGTGGTCCTGCCCGCCCCAGTCGACACCGTACACGCGCGGCAGCGTGAGATGCTCCCGCCAGCTCCATTCAACCAAATGCCGCGACTCGAGCGACAGCACCGTATGCAGCGGCCGCAAAACCTTGCCTTCGACTTCTTGCTGATACCGACGGCGAGACATCGCCGACAAGCTGTCGAAGAAGTGTTGCGGCAGGTAGGGGTTGTCGAACGAGGTCGCCGAGGTGATGCGATACGCGTCCCACGGTGCCGTGGTCGTGCCGCGGCCTTTGGCTTCTAGATAGCTGCGCTGGGCCTCGACAAACTTGCGGGTGATGCCGCGCATGCCGTTGGGCGATGTGGCGACAAGGAACCCGGGACATGGACCGTGGCCGCGCAGACGTCCCGTGATAACAGTCCAAATCTCTTCGGGGTCTGCTTCGCTCCATTCCACTTCGTCGGCTGCCGCCCAGGTCAGCGTGAGACCGCGTAGTTTGGAAATGCGGTTGTACGGGCGGAACCAGATCACCGAGTCGTTCAACAACCGCAGGCAAGCGTTTCCCTTGTCGTAGTCTTTGATCCAGTTGACCTTTGACTGGTCCTGCATTTCTTGCAGGCGGTCAAACAGGTTTGGCAAAAGCACGGTGCGCAAGTCGATCTCGGTACGGCCGAGCAGCGCACCGACCGACCCAGGGTTGCGCAACGCTCGGACGATTGCCGCGCACGTCAACGCATGCGACTTGCCCGAACCGACACCGCCCAGGAACAGTTGAAACAGACTGTCGCCGAAGATGAAATCGGCCTGCTTGTCGTACGGCTTCCATGCCTGCGACAGGTCAAGTGCTACTTGCACGGCCACCCCGTGGTTCTATTCGGTGTCGATGATGTCGCCGATCTTGGCGTCGGTCTTGCGCGCGCCCCGTCCGACGGGCGGTGGCGGCGGTGCAAATCCGCCCCACGTGATAGAAATCTGGGCGCCCCCTGCCGAGGCCTGCGCGGCTTGAAGCTGGACGACCGAGGTCGCAAAGACTCCCAGCTTGTCCCAGCCCGTCAGCTCGCGCTCGGCCGTGAGGTCGCCCGACTCGACGAGGCTCCGCAGTTTCTCGACGCGGAAAGCAAGCAGGCCCGCGAGATCCGACGGAGACAACGTGCGCTCGCCAAACGCTCGGATGCGCGCAACCGCCGAAGCCGACAAAGTATCGTCGGCGCACAGCATGTCGACGAGCGGACGGCCAGTCGCAATATCCGCAACAGGCTCCGATGCCTCGATTGCGCCCCGCACGGCGTCCCGTTTCGAGGCTCCGCGGGCGGCCGCTTTGGCCTTAGGCTTTGTTGGCTTACGGCCTCCGAGCATAACCTACCGCCTTCTTTGCTTTTTCTTCGAGCGATTGCAGAAAATGTGCGGCGGACGGAAAG